CAGGTCCTAGCCTTGTTGACTCATTGAAAGTTGGCGGCGTTGCTGCTTTAATGTGTATAGGCAAAGCTTTCGCTGCATCTAAGGTAGGAGATCCTGAGTCTGCATCTATTGGTAAAGGTTAACCCTTAACGGGATGGGATCTTATGAGTTATGGGCAGTCGGGGATTGAATATACAGAACCAAACTTTGCGTATAATACAAGTGACGTAACGCTTACTCCGGGTGTTATTGCTGCATTTACAAAAATTGATTTAACATACGAATACGTTTACTCAAATAACATACCTGTTGTTACTTACAATCAACCTTTACTTAAATACCAACCTGATGATCAAGTTGGTGTAACTGTTGTAGTTACAGCATTCCCTGGGACTATAGCTGCTACAACAGCTATGACAGCAGGAGCTTCAAACGCTTCAGATATTTCTATCAGTACAGTGGTTTGCCCTGTAGTAATTATTCCTCAGGCAACAGCAACTACTATTAAAATCCCAGCAGGGATAGAACTTACTACTTCCGTACCATCAACAGTGATAAGTGTCATACCTGGAATTGCAGAGATAGCTGCCGTTGCAACTATTCCACAGTGGACATTATTTGTTACAAACGATGTTCGACCTGCGGTAATAGCTGCTTCTATAACTATACCGGCAGCATCGTTTGTCCAAGACGTACTTCAAAACGTTGGAGCTATCAAATGTTTAACAACTATAGGTATAGAACCTGTTTCTAGGCTATTGCAGATACCTACAGCAGATATTGTGTCACCTGTAGGTCAATTAAATGAGCCAACACCTGCTGCGTACGCTTTGATGCGTCATTACCAGCCAAGAGCAAGAGGCGCAAATATTTTTATAGTTAATGGAGATACAGTACAATCATATTTGCCAGGAGATTGGGCAACAGTTACCCGATGGATATATGGAGGACATAATAGCCCTTCTGATCTAACATCAAATGAAGAAACTTTACTTATAGCTGCTGGCTATAAGTTTGACGTAGGACCGGAGCAATAATGCCTCTATACAGCTACCGTTGTGATGATTGCTATGAAATGTATGACATCCGTCATGGGTTTTATGAAACAACAAATCATGTATGTAACTCTTGCGAAGGAGAACTCAACAAACATTATGGAGATGTAGTTATTTCTGCTTCTTGTATGCCTACTAGATCAGATATAAACTTTGATAAAAGCCACAAAAAAGAAGCTCTCCAATCGAAAGACATGGCTGCATACAAACGTTTACGTAAAGAAGGCATACAACCTAAACAGATTGATGGTTCTGCAAATATGGAATCACATGCTCAAAGTAAATATGAAATTACAGCAGGAACTTTACTACAAGGAAAAACATCAGAAAAGAAACGTAAAGAACGTGCTCTTAATGATGTTCTTGGTGGTTGATAATGACAACTGGACAAAGTTGGATAGACGAAACAAGAGACATGCTTTTATCTGGTTATGTTGAAGAACTATTGCTTCTAGGTGGCAATGTATCAAATGCAACTTCTGATACAACTGTTACTGTCACTGGAGCAGCAAGTTCTGGCATAGCTACTGGTGTAATAATTGAAATTGATGTTGAAGCTATGTATGTTACTGCTGTAACTGGCACAAGCGTTAGTGTTCTACGTGCTTATGGTAATTCTACTATTGCAGCACATAGTTCTGGAGCTATCGTAAGAATCTCACCAAAATTTCCTGCATACAGGATACTAGAAGCTTTAAACAATGATCTACGTGACTTGTCTGCTCCTAACAGCGGGCTTTTTGCAATGAAAACTATTACTTTTACATACAATGCAACTACTAGTGGCTACAACTTAGGTAGTTTAACAAATGAAGAAGTTCAATCTATCTATACAGTAACTTATGCTGATCCTGTACCGATAGAAGCTTCTGAACCAGAAATTAGATCATGGAGATTAAAAAGGAATAGAGATACTGCTGTGTTCAGTAGTGGATTAGCTTTAATTCTTTACGGGACTGGATGGCCTGGCAAAAAAGTTACTGTCAGTTACAAATCACCTTTAACTACATTAGATAACTCAACTATCAACAAAACAGTGACTGGTTTACAAACAACTGCATACGATTTGCCTCCGTTAGGTGCTGCTTTAGCATTAATGGTAGCAACTCCGATACGTCGAGAATTTATTGACGCTCAAGGTTCACACAGAAGAGCAGAAGAAGTACCTCCAGGTGCAATCTCAGCATCTATGCGTGATTTAAGAATAAGGAGAGACAACAGAGTCCAAGCTGAGTCTGCTCGTTTAGCTGCAATGTATCCACAAATTTGGCAACGTAACTCTAGTCACCCGGCGATGTAACTATGGTATTTAACTCTGAATATTTACCAGTTGAACTTGATAATATTTCTTATCAAGTAGCTATAGATCAATACGGTCGTACAACTGTTCCTGCACTACGGGAACAAAGAGATAACAGTAGCGAACCAGGTGAAAATTCTTTAGACACAACAGGTGCTTGGACACGTTCCCAAACAGATTGGTCTTATGGTGCTGGGCAAACACACTTTGATTTGGATGACAGCGATCGTCGTCGTTTCAATAGTTCTTCTGGCATCGACCCGTGGACGAAAGGGCAGATCACACTTCTGCCCATTACCGAAAAAAAGTTAACAGCTACTTCTTCTAATCTTTTGTTGCAACGAATGGGGACTTATCTTTACGCTGCACATGGAGAAAAAATTGCGTTCACAACTGACCCTACCTCTGCTACTCCTAGCTGGACTGAGTTCACTGCAAGGGCTAGTAAAAATATAGTTGATGTAACTTCTGATGGCGCAAACATATACATGTCTTTTGGATCAACAGCAGCTATAGCTAAAGCGACTCTTGGGGGTACTGCTATTGATGGTTCTTGGCCTTCATCTGGTACGCAAGCAGCAGACATTATTCATGTAGCTGCTGGTCGTTTAATAGGTTCATTAGCTGCAAACATTTTTGAGATAGGTTCTAATGGAGTAAAACTTTCAAGTTCTTTAGATTATACGGCACCATTAGCTTCAACTGTTTGGTCATCTGTAACTGGTGCGCCATCTGGAATCTATGCCGCTGCTAACACAGATAAAACAGGTTCCATATATCACATCGGAGTTAACGTAGCTGATGGAACTTTACAAACACCTATTGTAGGTGGACAATTACCGCATGGAGAAGAAGCTAATCAGATACTTGCTTACGGCGAAATCTTATTGATTGCTACATCTATAGGTTTACGGATAGGCATTATAGATACCAACTCTAATGCTGTAACTATTGGACCAGTCATAGAAGAAGGTGGCTCTGCCCATTCATTAGAGATTGATGGAAGATTTGTTTGGTGGGGTGGTAGTGAAGGGCAACTTTACCGTGCGGATCTTTCTATATTCACTGCAACTCTTGTACCTTCTTGGGCTTCAGATCTAGTTTCATTAACAACTAAAGGTAATGTTACATGCATAGCTCGTTTCAATAACAAAACATATTTTGGTGACCTTACTGAAGGTATCTTTGGTGAGTCTGGTACTGGGTTAAAAGTTCTTATTGGCAAACTTAATATTGGTGAAGTCTCATGGTCAACTGTTGCACCAAAACTTTTGCGTAACGTAATCGTTAGGCAAGATAGAGATCAATATGTATTTGGTATTACACCATACAATAGTGCTACCCATAGTTATAACGATGACAATTTGCAATACCAAGGCATACCTAGTCCAGCTTTGTTAGGTACATTAAAATTCTCAGCAACAAATGACAACAATGCAAGTTCATCTTTAACTCTTGCTTCTCACGTAGCAAAGAACTTTGATTTTGTAGAAGAATCTTCTGTCTCATACAAATTTGAAATACAATTAGAACGTGATTCAAATGAACCAAATCGTGCTCCTATCGTTCAAGATTGGATGACAAGATGTTTAGCTGTACCTAATCGTGTTGATGAAATCATTCTTCCTATTGTTTTAAGACGACAAGTTTTAACTAATAGGAATAGTGGCGCACCTATATCTTTTTCATCTAACGATACTTTTACATCTATAAGAAACAGAATGGAAAGCGGTGTAGTAGTACCATATAAAGAGGGCGACCGTACAGAGACGGTTACTATAGAACGAATTTCTATGAAACCAGAGAAATTATCTGATGACGGTTCATGGTGGGAAGGCATTCTATTAGTCAGGCTTTTAACAGTTCCCACGTAAAGGATTTCATGGCTAAAGTATTGTTTTACGATATAGAAACTGCGCCTAACCTTGCTTATGTTTGGGGCCAGTACGAACAGAACGTTGTGCAACAGTACCGTGAGTGGTACCTAATGTGCTTTGCCTACCGCTGGGAGCACCAAAAGAAAACTAAAGTTGTTTCCTTAACAGACTTTGAACTGTACAACGAAGACCCAGAAGACGACAGAGAAGTAGCTCAAGCCTTATGGAATCTCTTCGACGAAGCAGACATCGTAGTAGCACATAACGGTAACCGATTCGACATGCGTAAAGCTAACGCACGGTTCATTGTTCATGGCTTGTCAGCACCTACCCCAGTACAACAAATAGATACTCTTAAAGTAGCTCGTAAATACTTTATGTTTAACAGCAACAAACTTGGTGACCTAGGCCAACACCTCAAGCTCGGCAAGAAAGAATCTACTGGCGGCTTCGAACTATGGGTTGGCTGCATGAAGGGCGAAGAGCAAGCCTGGAAACGTATGATCAAGTACGCACGCCAAGAC